CTCCTCATAAGTGTTCTGAAGGTTATCCCAGCCGGGTACACAGTCGGAGCGGTTGAAAAACCAACAGTAACTCAAGTCGGCCCTTCCAATGTCTTGGTGGCAGATATCAGAGTTTCTACCTACTACACACAAACAAACTAAGGATAAATAATGGCAACCACAGTAATCACAGGTCGCGATGTTTCTCTATCTTTCACAGGTGGAACAGATATTGATGCACAAGCGACAAGCGCAGTTCTAACAAAGACAAATGTTCGCGAGACATACCAGACTCTTGATGGCGAAGAGGTCAAGACTGTTAACCTCGAAGGTTCTTTTGCTCTTTCAATGCTTGCAGACTGGGGCAAGACTTCTTCAGTATGCGAAGCTCTATGGACAGCAGCAGAGACAGCACCAGACAACAGCATCACAATCACTATGACAGCAGCTACTGGCGCAGTATTTGCTTTTGATGTATTCCCAGAATTTCCTACAGCAGGAGGCGCTGGAACCGATGCTCAGACTGTAGACTTTACATTCAAGGTCAAGCGCGGCGCAGTAACAGAAACATTCAGTTAAAAACTAGAAACGGGAGCAAACAATGCAACAACAAATAACAATTAAATATACAGACGGATCCGAAACTACTTATATGGTTCGCCCGCCAGATTACGCCCGCTGGGAGATGACTACCAAAAAAGTTATCTCTCAGTTTGGCGGAATGTGGGACATCCTTTTTGTAGCACATAGCGCTATGAAGAGAGATGCAGGCGGAAAGCCAACCAAGCCTCTAGATATCTGGATGGAATCGGTTGCAGATGTTGAAGTAGGTGAAGGGGACCCAAAAGTCATCCAAGAGGAAGCGTAAGCCGCCTCTTAGTAGAACTGGCAATAGCCACACACATCCCTATGGATCAGTGGCAAACAGCCGAGGATATTCTTACAGCTATAGAGATATTGGAGGAACGCAATGGCCGATGAGTTAGTAGCTCTCGACAAAACGCAACTCCGAGCAGTTTTTAAGGCTCTTAAGAATATGGATGAAGAAGCCACAGAAGAGGCCAAGCGCCAGTCAGGCGCTCTGGCTGAGTTTGCTAGGGCTGAGGTAATTCAAACAGCGCGATCTCTACAGAGCAGTAAAGTAGCCGGTCGTATTGCAGATGGATCTAGGGTCAAGAAGTCAAGCCGTATAGGCGAGATTACTTACGGGTTTGCTTCTCAGAAGTTTTCAGGTGGTGCAACCACTAGAGACATCTGGGGAGGATCTGAGTTTGGATCTAACAAGTTTAAGCAGTTCCCTGTCTGGTCAGGCCGTCAAGGCCGGGGATCTAAGGGATGGTTTATTTATCCAACACTTCGCAGGATTCAACCTGAGATCGTGGCTAGATGGACTGAATCGTTTTCTAAAGTATTGAAGGAGTGGGGCTAATGGCAACAGGTACAAGAGCATTAACGCTCAAGTTATTAGCCGATGTCGATAACTTTACCAAGAATCTTAAAACGGCTGATAAAGATGTTAAAACCTTTGGAGATAGAACAGCAGAGTTTGGCAAAAAGGCTGGGTTAGCCTTTGCAGCTGCTGGAGCAGCAGCCGTAGCCTATGCAGGCAAATTAGCCATAGATGGCGTTAAGTCGGCTATTGCAGATGCAGCGGCACAAACCAAGTTAGCCCTTACTCTCAAGAATGTTACAGCAGCTACAGATGATCAGATAGCCGCTACAGAAGATTACATAACCAAAACATCTCTAGCAGTAGGTATTACAGATGATGAGTTACGGCCATCGCTAGAGCGTTTATCCCGGGCAACTGGTGATCTTGAAAAGGCTCAAAAACTACAGGCAGTAGCCATTGATGTTGCCGCTGGCTCTGGCAAGTCCTTAGAAGCTGTTACTAATGCCATGGCAAAAGCGGCTGAAGGAAACACAGCGGCTCTTGGTAAATTGGGTATTGGTTTAACATCTGCTGAATTAAAAACCATGAGCATGGATGAGATCACAGCCAAGTTAGCGGATACCTTTCAAAACCAAGCATCTGCAAAAGCCGATACTTTTCAAGGTAAATTAACCAGGCTACAGATAGCCTTTGATGAAGGTAAGGAAACAGTAGGCGCTTATATTCTCGATGCTATAACTCCTATGGTGAATTTAATAGTTCAGCGAGTAATACCTGCTATTCAAGATTTTACTGACAACATTGGCGATAAATTACAACCTGTTTTAAAAATCATTGAACCAATTATTAAAGGCTTGAGTAGTGCTTTTAACTCAGTAAAAAATGCTTTGGCGGAAAACAATGATGAGTTACAGCCGTTTTATAACCTTATGAAGAATATCGCTACCTTTGCAAGAGATACTTTAGCTCCGATTTTAGGTAAAACACTAGGTGCAGCCTTTAGTATTCTAGGAGATATCGTTGCTGGACTTATTGGTGGCTTTGCTAGTTTTGTGGATAAGATTACTAAAATTTACAACGCCGTCAAGGGAATTATTGATGCTATTAGGGGCGCAGGTAGCGCAGTAGGTAACTTCTTCTCTGGATCATCTTTTGAAGGCCCTTCAGCCACAGTAACGCCTTTTAGCCCTACTCCTGTACCAAGCCCTACGGTTCCTAAGTTTATTTATGCCGGTGCGGGTACTACAAACATAACAGTGAATGGCGCTCTTGATAGTGAGTCAACGGCTCGTCAAATTGTAAGCATCCTTAACGATTCTCAAGCTCGTGGAACTCTTGGGGCTGGGTCGTTTGCATGACATTGTGGAACCCAGACTGGGCACTAGAAGTCAATGGCGCGGGAGATATAACTAATTTAGTTATTGCCGATCTAACAATTACTTCTGGGCGCTCAGACATCTATTTTCAGCCTCTAGCAGGTTACACTCGATTTACGGTAAAGAATTTAGATCAATCTGCAATTGAGTTTGATGTCAACGATTCTGTAGTAATTAAGGTCAAAAACTCAAGTGGTACTTATGTTCCCATCTTTGGCGGGGACATCTCAGACATTGATGTACAGGTCAGAACTGGAGAACCGGGCATTACTCAGGATGTAACGATTACAGCTCTTGGAGCCTTATCCAAACTTCCTAAAACACTTACCCAAGGCGTATTGGCTAAAGACTTTGATGGCGATCAAATCTATGAGATTTTATCTGAACTATTATTGAACCAATGGAATGAAGTCCCTGCTGCTGAAACTTGGGCTGCTTACGATCCAACTATAACTTGGGCTAATGCCGAAAATGTTGGATTAGGCGAAATTGACCGCCCGGGAAATTATGAACTTACCCATCGATCTGCTAGTACTACAGATGTTTATACCCTTGTTTCTGGCTTGGCGCGCTCAGGTTTGGGATACATTTATGAAGATGCTTCTGGACGAATCGGGTATGCGGACAGTACCCATAGAGCTGAGTATTTTGCAGCTAATGGATATGAGTATTTTGATGGTGGCTGGGCTTATGCTGCTAGTGTCGCTACTGTAAAGCGCTTAGGGGATATCCGAAATAGAGTCACTATTACGCATAAAAACAATTCACAACACACAGCCGAAGATGCAACTTCTATTTCACTTTATGGTGTACAAGCCGATAACATCGTCACAACTTTAGAACATAATGCCGATGCCGTAAGTCAGGCTGAGTTCTATTTGAAAATTCGCGCATATCCGCAATATCAATTTAAGGCAATTACTTTTCCTCTGGCTAATCCAAGTATTTCAGATGCCGCCCGGGATCAGGCTTTGAACATATTTATGGGTTTACCTCTTGAGATCGACGATTTACCCTTAAACATCGCTAACGGTCGATTCCAAGGCTTTGTGGAAGGCTGGACTTGGACTACCCGATTTAACGCCTTAGACTTGACAATCATCCTTTCGCCTTTGGCCTATACCCTTCAGGCGTTTAGATGGAATTCTGTAGCAAGTAACGAAACATGGAACACGATAAGTCCTACTTTAGACTGGAATAACGCTACAATAGTAGCCTGATATAAGGAGAACAATGGCAACGACAACCAATTACGGCTGGGAAACCCCAGACGATACCGATCTATTAAAGGATGGCGCTGCTGCTATTCGTACACTTGGTTCGTCTATTGATACCACAATGTTTACCATGGTTCCTAAGTCTATTGTGGATGCTAAGGGCGATCTAATTTCAGCTACGGCAGATAACACCCCTGCTCGCTTAGCAGTAGGTAACAACGGTGAAACGCTTGTTGCCGATAGTACTGCTGCCACAGGTTTAAAATGGGCAAAATCCCCAAACTTTATTGGTGTTCAATGTAATAATTCCGCACAACAAACAATTGCAAATGTAACTTTTACTGCTTTAACTTGGAACGGCGAAGAATATGACACATCTTCTTTCCATAGCACATCAAGTAATACCTCAAGAATAACTATCCCTACTGGTTTAGGTGGGTATTACCGTATTTCAGGAAATGTCCGTTTTGTTTCAAACGGAACTGGTCGCAGACTTGTGCAATTGCGTAAAAACGGTGGCATGATTAAGGAAACAGAAGTTACGCCGGGCGCAAGTGCTGAATTATCTTTATGGACAAATTGCGTTTTGCCTTTTGTAGCAGGAGATTATTTAGAAATATATGTTTATCAAAGTTCTGGCGGAAACCTTAACATTTATGCGGGTGGAGATCAGGTTTGGTTCGAAGCACAATACTTAGGAGCATAAAATGGAACTATTTGAAAAAATTTTAGAAGTTTATCCTGAGCTAAAAAACGAAGATTTTGAACCATTGACAGGAACTATTTTGCTTCAAGATGATTCAGATGGCAAGGGCGCTTATGTAGCAGTATGGGAATACTCAAAGCCATTGCCTAAAGGGTTAAAACTAGGTAAGTGAAGCCAAGATTAAGCAAGGCTGCGATACAGCTTCGCGAACAGTTTGATGATTCCTACCGAAATCGTGACAGGTTTAGCGATGGATGGATCGGTGATACGAGACACGCAGCGCGCCCTAGCGATCATAATCCCGATGCTCAAGGCTGGGTTCGTGCCATTGACATCGATCGTGATTTATCCGGCAAAGCAAAGCCTGATCTCATGCCCGATCTTGTTGATCAGATTCGACTCTTATGCAAGTCTGGTTTTGAGAAAAGAATTTCCTACATTATTTTTGATGGGTTCATCTACTCAGCCAAGTTTAGATTCATTAAAAGAAAATACACAGGGGCAAACAAACACACAGCACACGCTCATTTCTCGTTTAAGAAAACGGCTGACAATGACGGGGCTTTTTTTCAAATACCTATGTTAGGCGGAGAATAATGAAGAACATCAAACACCCTGCATACCTAGCCGCTGGTGCATTTCTAGCAGCTTGGGCATCATCTAACTTTGAGGCAGATTACAGAGCTGTGCTCTGG